ATATACTACTCTAACTTAGAAATATTAGAAGAATGAAAAAGTATTTAGTTAGGTTTACTACAAAAAGTGGTGACTATGATAAAGAATGGTGTTATGCTAATTCAGAATTAGATGCTGAAGAAAAAATCCAACATGAACATTGGAATATAGAAAGAATTGATTCTGTTACTGAATTATGACAATAACTGAATCTCTATTAAAAGAAATTGATTTAGGTAGAGAAGGACGCTCACACGGATTTTCATTAGGATTACCAAAATTAGAAGGAGTTATCGATGGATTAACTAAAGGAACTTTAACAGTAATTGGAAGTAATTCAGGAAGTGGTAAAACTTCATTTGCTATTCATTCTTATGTTTATAGAAGCATTTGTGATCATCTAGAAGATGGTAATTTAAAAATACTTTACTGTAGTCTCGAAATGAACGCTTCTATGATATTTGCTAAGTTATTATCTTTATATATATTTGAAACATTTGGTAAAGAATTACCTATTAAATGTTTATTAAGTAGAAAAAAGGATTATATTCTTAGTGATGAAGATTATGAACTAGTACAAAAAAGTGTTCCTTGGTTAAATAAAGTTGAATCTATTATAGAAGTATATGATAAGAAATTAGACTCTGATATATTATATGCAATTTTAATGAAACGACTTGAAACTTTAGGAACATTCACTGAAATGGAAAGTCGAAAGGTGTTTACTCCAAAAAATCCAGATCTTATATATGAAGTAATTATTGATCATATAGGTCTTATTCCAGGAAAGAAACAAGGAATTGATGCTGTTATAGCAAGATTAATCAACCTAAAGAATCGATGTGGAATATCTCCTACTTTAATTCAACAGATAAATAGAGATCAAGGAAATATTGAAAGATATAAGGCTGGTAAAACACAGATTACACTCAACGATTTTAAAGAAACTAGTGACTCTACAGATGCTGCAGAAATAGTTTTAGCATTATATAATCCTAATAGAGATAGATTAAATACTTATAAAGGTTATGATGTTAAAAAACTAGGTGACCATTTTAGGGTTGTAACAGTTTTAAAGTCAAGATATGGTGAAACTGATGTCGAAATAGGAGTAAATTTTCTAGGAAGTGTATGTGAATTTAAAGAGTTACCTTTACCTAATGATATCTATGATTATAACAAATATTTAACGCCTGATTATATAATTAAACAGGAAGATGATGATGAAAAAGAAGAAATAAAAGAAGATAATTCAAGCAGTACATTTAAATTATTGATATAATGGCTTGTGAAACTTTATGTATTTATGGAGAGTCAGGTACAGGAAAATCTACTGCTCTTCGTAATATGAATCCAGAGACTACTTTTATTATTAGTACCACGGGTAAACCACTTCCTTTTAGAGCTTGGAGAAAGAAGTATGTTCCTTTAGTAATAGATAAGGATGAAAAAGGTAAAACTAAATCTATTACAGGAAACTATTACATTAGTTCTAATTGGGAATCTATCTTAAAGATATTAAAAGTTATTAACAAATTAATGCCTCACATTAAGACTGTTGTTATTGATGATATGCAATATATATTGAGTTATGAATTTGTTGATAGAGCCACTGAAGTTGGTTATACCAAATTTAGTGAGTTAGCTCAACATCTCATGGAAATCTTAAGATATGCTGAGCAAATGAGGGAAGACTGTACTATGTGTTTCTTAACTCATAGTGAGAATGTTGGAACCGAAATTGATCCTAAATATGTTATTAAGACTGTTGGTAAGTTATTAGCAGAGAAGGTAACATTAGAGGGATTATTTACCTATATCTTCTGTACAAAAGTAGAAGAAGGAGATGATGGTAAGATGGAATATAAATTAATTACCAATAATGATGGTAAATGTCTTGCTAAAACTCCTATGGGAATGTTCGATGAAATTGAAATCGACAATGACTTAAATCAGATACTTGAAACAATTAAACAATATAACGAGGAAGAATAATGCAAATTAATTCAGCTAAACTTATTGTTGAAATCCTGGATGAAACTACAGGTGAATTAATTACAAGAGAAGCTACTCTTGGAGATTTTAAAGAAGTAAAGAAGAGTTCTAGTGGTACTAGAACACGTAAGCCAAAGGATGAAGATCCTGTAGCTAAATTAAGTCTTCTTGATAATAAGATTCAATTCAACGCAGCGGCTGTTGAAATGACTGGATTTGAACCAGAAATGAAAATTGATATAAAGTTTGAGAAGAAAGGTCGTATGACTACTCCAGTTTTATGTCAAGATGATAAAACAGGTAATAGACTTACCAAGACATTTACAATCTCTTGTAGAGGATCTAAACATGATAATCTTGCAGAGTTTGGTGATATATTTGAATTAATTCCTTATGAAGGTAAGGAAGGTTATTTCAAATTAAAAGGTAACATCGAGAAGGAAGATGATATAATTGATGTTCCTGAAGAAATTAATGATCCAGATGATATGGATTTAGAATCTGGAGATAGTGAAGATATTGGAGATTTTGAGTTAGAACTCTAATCCTAATATCTTAGATACTTCTGAAGTAATGATGATTACTTCTAAATTATGAAATATGTTATTTAAACATGGCAAATTTTAATTTTAATAATCTTGCAGAGCAGAACTACTCTAGCGCAGCTGGACAATATCTTCGTCCTTATGGTATTTACAAAGTAAACTTAACCAAGATTGAAAAGACTGTTTTAAAGGGTTCTAAGAATCCTAATGCAGAATATCCTATCATTGCTCTTGAATTTACTGGATGTGGTGAGGATAAGGGAGTATTTACAACTAATGTATTTATTCCGACAACAGAAGAAGATATGCAACGTAAGATGTTAAAGAATCAGAATGGACATGAATCCGAAGTTGCTTCTAGATTTGAAGATTTCCAATTTACATTAATGCAAATTGTTCACGCTCTTAATCCAACTGGAGAAGAGAAGATTAAGGCTAATGCTTCCAAAATTAAGACTATTGATCAGTTTATTGATTTAGTAATCAAAGCTCTTGCTGGTAAAGAGTCTGTTGCAACTGATTTAAAGTTGGTTGGCAGAAACAATAATGAAACAATTTATGCAGCTCTTCCGAAGTCTTGTGGTATTAATAAGAAAGGAGAAATTTTCCCTGTAAACTTTATTGGAGAAAATCTGTTCTTTACTAATTATGAACTTACTCAACAAAAGGCATATCAAAATGCTAAACCTACTAATATGAGTAGTGTTAATAAGACAGAAAAGACTGGTGGAGATGTAGATCTTGACGATATAGAACTTTAATATATAATTATAGATTTCTTGATAAACTATGGAATTTATATCTTTAAAACCAAACATAACAAAAGACTTCATACTTTCTAAAGTAAATCAAGAGTCTATAATGCAACACTATACTGGATTGGACGTTAGCTCTAAAAAGCTAATGCTCAGTCCATTTCGTGTGGATAATCATTTTACTGTATCCTTTTATAAATCTAAGTCCGATATATTATATTTACATGATTTTGCTACAAATGAACATATTAATTGTTTTCAAGCAGTTATGAAAAAGTTTGGAGTAAATTATTATGAAGCATTAGATATAATAGCTAAGGATTTCAATTTAATAAATGGAGAAAATAACAAGTCTGAAGTACAACCAACTGTAGTAGCTCCTTTAAAAGAAACTAAATCTTCAGTAATACAAGTACAAATTAAGGATTATACTGAAGAAGAATTAAATTGGTGGAATCAGTTTGGAATATCTAAAAGAACTTTAAAAAAGTTTCATGTATATTCTTTACAATATGTATTTATTAATGGAGAATTGAAGTTTACATCCTCAAGTAAATGTCCAATTTATGGATACTATTTTGGTAAAGATAAAAATTCTGTAGAAAAGTGGAAAATATATTTTCCTTTAAAACAAGAGTATAGATTTCTAAATAACTTATCTAAAAAGGTTTTACAAGGTTATCATCAATTACCAAAAACAGGAGATTTATTAGTTATTACTAAATCTATGAAAGATTTAATGGCTATGTATGAATTTGGAATACCAGCCGTATCTCCTAACAGTGAAACTCTTTTTGTAGAGGATAAGAAGTTAGAAGAATTTAAACAACGTTTTAAACATATATTAGTAATCTATGATAATGATAAACCTGGATTGCATAATATGTGGCTAATTCGTAAACAATATCCAGAATTAAACTATTATTTCTTACCTTGGTATCTTTCTAAAGACTTTACTGATTCCATTAAATTAGTAGGGGTAGAAAATATGAAAGAATATGTTAATGAATTTATATCTAATTATAAATTTAAATAATGATTTTAATTTATATATTTTTAATAGTTATAGTATTTATAATTATATGTTTTGCGATGAGTAAATAATTTAAAAGATGAAAGTATATTTAGCTAAAGATTGGAGAGGTTGTCATGTATTTTCAGCTACTGAACCTCCAACATTAAAAAAGTGTGGAGGAATGCCAGATATTTGGACTGGTCATAAACTTCCATTTGATATTAATAATTCTTTCTATGAAGATGAAATTCCAAGAGGACAATATCTTGAAAGAAATATATTATGGTCAATAGTACATATTATAAAATGAAACCTTCGAATAAACAATTAGAACTTATTAAATTTTCTAAAAGTATTTTATCTACTTGGGAATCTACTAACGATATTACTTCTCCTACTCATTGGAATGATTTACAAGAATTTATAGAGAATGAACTTGAAAATTATCCAAATAGAATAAAGGACGGAATTTATGATTCTTTATCAGATTTACTTAATGTAATTAGAAAGGTATGAGGATAACTAAGGATAAAATTAAATCAGTTCCAAATAACGAACAAAAATTACTTTTGTATTTATTTGACGATTTATCGGTAATAAACTGTTATGGACCAAAGTCATTATATATTGATTGGCAAGATTATCATAATGAGTATTCTCCAGAATGGACTGAACCTTGTCCTGATTTTTATGGATATTATACTTTAAGAGATAATTTTAATGATGAAAAAATTGGAGTAGAGATGACTATCGGAGATTTAGATATGGTTCTTTGTACTTTATATGAATATATAGTAGATGAATAAAGAAGAGATTATTAAAATAATAGAGAAAGGACTAGAATCTTGTGAATATAATTATAGTCCAGAAGATATTTGGTATAAGATAATAGGAATTTATCTTAGAGAAACTAGTAATAGTAAATATGAAGTAGAATCTTAATACAGGTGTCAAAATAACTGATAAAGGAGGTAATACTTATGTATACGATAGTATAGAGAAAGCCTCTGAAATGACACAAATGAGAATACAAACATTAAAAGTAAGAGCAAATAAGAATAGTATTCCTAAAGATGGAATAAAAGTTGAATGGTTAGATCCATCTACTAAAAAACACTACACTGCGAAGAGATCTAAGCAAAAAGGAAGTCAATTAGAGCTAGATGTTATTCATAAATTAAATGAGATTGGCTATAATACTGTTAGTAGTCGTTCTAATAGTAAAAATCTCGATAATGCAAAAGTAGATGTAGATGATTTAGATGGAAATCTACCAGTATATATCCAATGTAAAGCAACTCAAACAACTCCTTCTTATTTTAAAATAGAAGAAGACTGTCCATTAAAAAATAAAGATTTTGTAGTTGTGTGGAAAAAGCAAGATAAAGAAGGAGGGCAATCTCCTGGAACTATTTTTATGGCTCCTATTAGTTTGTTATATGATTATTTAACTTTAAAATTAATAAATGAATAAGTACATTTATGCTGAGGCTACCGAAGACTACTGGCCTCGAATTAAAACTATCGAAGCTCGTTCTTATAACGATGCTGTTGAAAGAATTATTAATAAGTATGCAACTGAATTAGATGATGATGAACTTTTAACTTATGATGATTGGGAATCGTTTAGAGATTTTCTCAATGAATTTAAGGCTATAGCATTATCTGATTTAGAAATTTATGAAGAGTTATAAATGAAGAGATTACAAGTTGGATTTGACCTTGATGATACAATTTTTGGATTTAGTCAAGGTTATCTAAGAAGATTTAAAAAGTTTCCTAAATATGATTGGGCTATTACTAGAAATGTAACACATATTCTTATTAAAGAAAGAGAATTTTGGGTAAATCTTCCAGTAATAAGACGTCCTGACTTCGAACCTAAGCTCTATTGTAGTTCGAGAATTAGTAAAAAGTGTTGGACAAAGAGAGCAATAGAAATTAATGATTTACCAAATAGTCCTTTATATCAAGTACCAGGTTATCATATACCAAAATCAAAGTATATTAAAGGAAGAGTAGACGTTTTTATTGAAGATAGTCCACATCAGTGGAAAGCTTTAAATGAAGCAGGAATTCCGTGTTTATTAATTGATAGTCCTAATAATAAGGAATATGGTCCAATATTAAAAATTAATACATTGGATTATGATGAAATAGAAGATGCTTATTATCTAGGAAAAGAAACAGGGATGTTTCAAAATTTCAATAAATATTTTAATGGAAATTGATAAGGAATTAATTAAGCAAATAAAAATAACTCCAATATTAGATTCTTTAAAGTTAGAAGACATTGATGATGATACTTATTTTGGAAGTCAATATTCTAAGGAATATATTTCTAATTCACGTTTGGGAAAGCTTGTTAAAGAAGGAGTAGAAGCATTCTTTAAGAATGAACCTTCACCATATAATCCGAGTTTTGAAACAGGAAGTCTTATTCATCAACAAGTATTACAGCCAGAAGATTTTGAAGTAATCGATTCCGTATTTAAACCTACTGCTAAAGCAGGATTAATGGCAGATGCTTTGTATAAATCTGATGGAACAGTTCCAACTGATGATGAAATTAAAAGTATGTCTTATATAATAGGATATTATAAAGATAAACTTACTTCTAATAGGATTAAAGAATTTAGAGAAAAAGCAGAACCTTATTGGAGAGATAGATATATTTATGAGCAAAATAATCCTTTTAAAGAGGGTGATAAAAAACGTATCTATACTGATACGAGGAATTTTGAATTATTAACAAATTGTCTTAAAACATTAAATGAAAATTCAGAAATTCAAAATTTACTTAATCCTGTTGGTATTGTGGATGCTCCAATTAAAGGTAACGAGAAAACTATTTTGTTGGATATTCAGATGGAAGTCCCAGGATATGAACCAAGAGTATATAAACTAAAAGCTAAGTTAGATAATTTCAGTATAGATACTGAAGAAAATATTATAACTGTAAATGATTTAAAAACTACAAGTAGACCAGCTAAAGACTTTAATCCAGAATACTTTAGTTATCAAAGAGAAATAGCATTTTACAGTTATTTATTAAAGCATGTAGCTAAAAAGTATTATAATGTAG